TATCTGGCTGCGAATTAAAGACAACTCCAACAGGGTTGTCAACGCTTATCGTGCCGTATTGTTGGCCACCAGAATAAAAATTCTGACTAACCGTGCCAGCCAAAGAAATTGTGGCGGATAACCCTGAAAAGGTTGTGGCAAACGAAGTGCCAATGAACCACGCGTTGCCAAGATTATTGCCGGTTAAAGTTACGGTGCTTGTGCCAAGATCTAATTCTCTGAAATCACCTGCGAAACCGTCATAAGTATAACTAGCGCAAGTGAGGTCGTACCCGGCAGTTTCAAATCTTTTGCCAAGCTGAAAGATACGATCCGCAACTGTTAGATCGCCGACAAGAGTATACGTACCCGTTGGAGGCGAGTTTGCAAAATTTACTCGATCTAACGTCTTGCCCGCAACATCAATTGTGTGCGCTCCTGTGCCTTGGAAAGCGAATAGGATGCCGGTGGTACTCGGTGGCAGCAGCGTCATCTCGGAAGAGAACGTTAGCGATCCGTAAAGGTTTAGAGTAACGGAGATGAACTGAGAGACCTCCCCAACAAATCCCGTGTAATCTAAATTATTGGCATTTAGTGGGCCGGACATGTATACGGGACCGACGCCCGAGTTAGCGTCAAAAAATACATTATCCGCGCTAGTTGGAACAGTAGCCCCACCCACCCCACCGGACGTAGTTGCCCACTTGGTGCCCGCCGTGGAATTCCAACTCCCTGACCCACCAACCCAGTAGCGATCAGCCATGTGGCTACCTCATGTTACGCAAAGCGCAATAGTGCGCTTGAAGCGTCGTTTGCAGGCATTGTCAGTGCAAAAGTTCCAGCCGTGATGCTCTGGCTACCAAACGTATGCACGCTGACTGCTTTATTGCCCTGAGTAGAGTTGTAGATCAGTACCGCATCAAAAGCCGTGGCAAGAGTCACGTCAGACCATGTGATGGTTGCCGTTGGCGTAGTGTACGCCGTGGTGCCTGACGACGTAGGCGCGTTCCAGCTAGTAATCGCATTGCCGCCAGCCGTGTAGTTTGTGCCAGATACTTCGCCCGTGCCCGAGTACGTAGTGGTGGCCGCGTTTACCGTGGCCGTAGTTAAGTACAACGCGGCTTTAAACGAGTCCGCAGCAGAGCTACCACGGGTGGGGGCGGCGCCAAAGTTGTGCGTAGCAGTCAGTACCTCTTCCTTGAATGAAGTACACATTGATTGAGTATTTGCCATGATGGCTCCTTAGAAAGTGGCGGCAACCGCATCGCCGGTAACAGTAAATTTTTTGAGAGTCATATGCACCGAACGATGCACCAGCTCGCCTTCAAGCCAATACTCCGTCCATTCAACACGCTCGTTATCATTCTCGTCAACGCCAGACTTATGCTCTAGCAAAGAAGTATCCATTTTGCCCTTGGTTGTATTAACAATCAATTTGAACTCCTGATAAGTGATGACGTGGGGGTGTTAGCTGGCATGGTAATAAGAAAAGTGGTTGCAGACGTTTTGTCAGAACCAAAATCCAGCACTGCGATAGATTTGTTGCCCTTAGATGCGTTGTAAATTAACGCGCAGCGAGTTGTCAGCGCAGAACTCCACGAGGTGTTGTCAAAGTTCACATACGCAGTAAACTCATCCGTGTTGAGTGTTGCCCCCGTAAGCGTGTTGCCGCCTGCGGTGTATCCTACGGCAATCACCTCGTTACTGGTGTTGTACGCGGTAGTTGCTGAATTTAAATCAGCATCCGCGCTGTACAAAGCAATCTTTAAAGTGTCATTTAAAAGATCATGCACACCCTGGTACAGCTCTGCTTTAAAGCTGGTAGTTTGTGTTTGGATGATGGACATGCGTTAGCCTTTAATTTACTGCGATGCGCAATTGACCATCCCTGTATGCGTCCATCCGCTGCTTGCCATCGCCAAGGTTTTTTAGCAAAGCAACTGATTGCAGGTACATTTCTTGATAAAACTTGACCAGATCAGCCTCGCCCTTCATAAAACGAATGGCTTCAACCAACGAGCCATTAAGCAGCGCAGAGTCAAAATTATCACCAAGCCACGTATTGCCAGCAGTCACAATTGACTCTGGATAGTAGTAGTAGTGAAGCTCAACGTTGTATGAGGCGTTTGGTGTTGGACCAACAATGTATGTAAGCTCGTTTACATCGGCGGAGTTTGGGCCAAAAATTGCATAGTGCTTTGGCAGACCAGATGCTGATGACCTAGGGTACGCTTCACGAATGAAGTTTACATCCTTGTTTAGCAGGTAGTGATAGTCCCCGCTCTCATCAACTACAGCAACAGAATAAGTTGATAAAAAATCTGCTGGAGCCTGCAAATACTGGTTCCCATCCGTTAATGACCCAGTTACGTTTTTACGTAGGTTGGAGAGCTGCACCGTGTTATAGATGCGTTGCTCTGCCTGCTGAGCAAACAGGGCATACTCGTCCTCTGTAAAAGTGTTTTCACAGATGTCGGAAATATTTTGCTTCAGCTCAACGTAGTTCATATCTTATGCCATTGGGCCTCGTGCCATCAAACCTTTAGTTGCCGCGCCAGTGCCACGCACTTTAATGCCGCTAGTCTTGACTCCCTGCTTGCCATTAGAGTTGCTGACGTTGCCAACAGACATATTAACGGAGTCAGAGTTGCTGCGATTTGGGCCGCTCCCGGGATTGCTATCAGCCTTAACCGCCTTGCCAGACATCGTGTGTGGCTTGGCATAAACGCTAGCATCGCCAACTTCTTTGCCCATCATTTGTTTGCTAAATTTTGCCATGTTAGCCTCTCTTTTGAGCTGCGACCTTAGCCATATTACGGCCCATGGTCTTCATGTCAATGTTGCGCTTACCGCCGCCACTGCCTTTGCCGGGCTTTCCGCCCTTCATTTCTTTAACGGTTGGGCCGCTATCGCCAAGGTTTTTACCGTCGGTCTTGCCTCGCTTGGCAATGCCGTCAGCAGATTTTGTAAATGCCATGATAAGCTCCTTATGTAGTCACAATTGTGACTGTACCAACAAATGTCGTTGCTACCAAGTTATTTGGCGTCAACTTTGCATCAAAAAAACTGGCGCCTCCAACTGGATACCAGCCCCACTGAATGTCCCTAGATCCACCAGAAAGATTTCCATCCGAGTTTAATCCAGAAGTCACGTAAGTGGTATCTTTTCTTGGGTTTCTCAGCGCCTGCGGGTCGTCCACAGGGAACGTGCCAAGCATCAACTGAGGGTGGTCAGGATCCCAACATTCTGGACACACCAGCAACTCATATTTGCGCTGCTTAATAATTTCTGTGCGTAGCTGTTTAAGCTTAAATTGCTGACCACAGCGGTCGCATTCCGCAATCGCTATGCGACCCGAAGCAAACCGATTCCCCATTAGTAGCCACCGCCGTTACCAATAAACATTGCGCGAGGGACAAACCTGACTGCCGCCTTTTCGCGATCCTCGCCAGCAGCAATCTCAAAGGTTTCGTCGTACATGCGCTTAAGCATCTCAATACGAGGCATAAGCTCAGGAACTTTGACAGCAATGTGGTACGCCAATCCAGACACAAGTGCCGGCAAGAATCTAAAGTTCATATCTGCCGTTTCAGCACCAGCGCCAGCATCTTGAACTCGACGCAATCTCCAGTACACAAACTGGTATGGGGTGCTGTTATCAGGGGCTGGCCAAACAGTTACCGCAGGAAGTTGCGGCACAAACACAGCCGTTCCGTTGGTGTGCGCTGCGGCAGTACTGTTGTTTTGCCCACGGAATACGCCGCCCAGCACATTGCCTGTAACGTATGTGTAGTAAATGTCTTCTGAGCCCAGCCGGATAAATCCAGATCCAGCCAAACCAACCACAGAGCTAAGCGTAATACTTGTGTCTGATTCGGTAATATCTCCCGCTAGCGTAACTGAGGTTGGATTAACCTCGCCAGACAGGCGTTGAATCCAAACCTGAATAGGTCTAGCTTGCTGAAGCTTGTTGGGGATGGTTGCATAGGTCGAAACGCTGATCCGGCTAATTGTCAGGTCAGCTTGAGTAGACGCAGTGTTAGATCCAGTACGGATTACATGCTCCATTAAATCGATTGTGTCGGTTGGCAGCGCGTATGTAGACAGACCGGGCGTTAGGTTGATAATCCCCTGCTCCATCGTCCACATGTTAATACCCTTACTCTGCCACTCAATGGTCATCAAATTCATTGATCGACGAGCCGTACGCAAATCGTAGCCTGAGCGCATCTCACGACCAGCCCGCTCCCACGCCTCTTCAGCGATCTCCGTGAAGTCCATATTGAAGAGTGTGGAGCCGGTAGTGGTCATGGTTTACTTCTTTGCTGTCTTAACAGAGTTAATGAAGGCCTGCGCCGTAGGTGCGCCCTTTTGACCAGGCTTACGCATTTTCTCACCAGATCCAGCGGCAATGCGCTTTTTCTTGGCGTTAATGTTGGCGTACAAACCAACCGAACCACCCTCAGCATACTGGGTAAAGTCGGTATCATCCCGGCGCGCCTTGAGTTTTCCAGTGGGCATCTTAGAGGGCATTATGGCACCCATACCGCGACTTGCTTTCATGGATTATCCTTAAATAAACCGACCTTTAGTTTTGCCACGCTTGGCAATACCATCGCCACGAGCTGCGCCGCCACGCTTAAACGTATAGCCCTCTTCAGCCGGACGCCTGTTAGGCATAAGCTCCATATCGGGAGATTTCCGCTTTGCGCCTCGATCGCCAAACTTAGCGTCTTTTGGGACAGGTCGAGTATCCGGCATCTTTCTGAACTCTTTGTGATCGCTGTCTTTCATCATCCTGCCATCAGGCATACGGTGCATACCTTTGGCGGCGCCACCTTTTTTCATCCCAATAGAGCCGTCATCGGGATCTGATGGAGCCTCTATCTCGCCTTTACGAAGAGGGGGCAACTTAAGCTTAGGAGGACGCTTAGTTTTTTTCTTTGGCTTTGCAGAGCCACCATCAGGGTCTTGGGGTATCTCCATACCTTCGCGAAAGATTTTAGACATATTAGATCCTTAACAAGCCATGCCACCACGAGCCATTTTAACCATTGTGCCTTTGGTGTGGCCCTTAGTTACGCACCCGTCAGCGCGGGTAACGCTTCCGCCTTTGGCTAGTTTGGTCATTTTTTCGCCTTTGTGCATACGGCCTTCGTGCTTGTTCACGGCCTTTTGCATCATGCCCTTGTCCATTTTTGCATCATCGTGTTTCATGGTGGCTCCTTGATTTATTGCGCAGCGTTACGTGCAGCGATTGCGGCTCGGCCTGCCTCGTTTCTGTCGGCTTGTTCGACCTTAAACGCCTCCAAGGCTGCGTCGTGCTCTTCTTTAAGCGCGGCTAACGGAGCGTTCATTGCTTGGTTTTTGCGCAAG